TCAAGTGCAATTCGTGGTGGTTCATACAACATCATATTCTTAGATGAGTTTGCTTTCGTGCCGGCAAATATTGCCGAACAGTTTTTCTCATCTGTATATCCTACAATATCTTCTGGACAAAAAACTAAGATGATAATTGTATCTACACCTCATGGTATGAATATGTTTTATAAACTGTGGGTAGACGCTCAGAATAACAATAATAACTATACTCCAATTGAAGTGCATTGGTCAGAAGTGCCTGGTCGAGATGAAAAATGGAAACAAGAAACAATACGAAATACATCTGCTGAACAATTTCAACAAGAGTTTGAATGTGATTTCTTAGGTTCTGTTGATACATTAATATCACCTACTAAAATTAAAGCAATGGCACATTTAGTACCTATTGAATCAAAAGGTGGTTTAGATATGTATGAGAAACCTGATAAAGATAAAACCTATGTATGTACTGTTGATGTCGCTAGAGGTACAACTAAAGATTATTCAGCATTTATTATATTTGATTGTTCACAAGTACCTTATAAAGTGGTTGCAAAATATCGAAACAATGAAGTTAAACCATTTGTTTTTCCGAACATTATACAACAAGTATGTAATGGATATAATAAGGCACATGTATTAGTAGAAGTAAATGATTTAGGACAACAGATATCAGATACATTACAATATGAATGTGAATATGAAAACTTATTAATGACAACTCAAAGAGGTCGTGCAGGTCAAATATTAGGTTCTGGTTTTTCTGGTCGAGGGTCATCTCTTGGTGTAAGAATGACAAAGGCAATTAAGAAACTAGGCTGTTCTAACATTAAGACATTATTAGAATCAGATAAAGTTATTGTAAACGATTTTAATATTATAGAAGAAATGTCTACATTCTCAAAAAGAGGTACATCATGGCAGGCAGAAGACGGAAGTAATGATGACTTGATGATGTGTTTAGTTATATTTGGTTGGTTGTCTAATCAAGATTACTTTAAAGAATTAACAGATTCAAATATCAGAAATAAACTATATGTTGAACAACAAAATTTGATAGAACAAGACATGGCACCCTTTGGTTTTGTAGATGATGGTATCACAAAACCTGGTGAAGAAACTGAAGTAGACATGTATGGAACTGTCTGGCATCCAGTAACTCGTAAGGGCGAATAGGGTTTAGACTTTACTGGTATTATAAATAGAAGCAGTGAAAATTTTTATATATGGGGTATGAATAATACAACTATGGTCACTAATTTAATATTAAATTAAACGGAGAATAACCTTATGGCATTTCAAGTATCACCTGGTGTTCTCGTACAAGAGAGAGATTTAACTAGGATTATTCCTGCTGTTTCAACTTCTATCGGCGCTTTTGCTGGTGAGTTCCGTAAAGGACCTTTAGATGAAATAGTAAGTATATCTAGTGAAAATGATTTAGTAGAAACATTTGGAGAACCGGATTCAACTAACTTTGAAGACTTTTTTTCAGCTGCTAACTTTTTACAATACTCTAACTCATTAAGAGTAGTACGAGCTGCACAGACTAATCTTGTAAACGCTTCTACATCAGGAAGTGGAATACAGATTAAAAATACTACCCATTATCAGGATAACTTTGCTGATGGTTCTGGCGTTGTCGGAACTTTTGCAGCTAGGACTGCTGGTGCTCATGGGAATAGTCTATTGGTATCCACATGTCCTAGTGCAACTGCATATGAAGAGGAAGGCGTAACAACTGTAAATGACGCTTCAACTGCTGTCGGAGATACAACTGTTGTAACAACAGATGGTGCTCAATTCGTGGTTGGAGATATTGTATCTTTTTCAACAACAGCTGCAACTAATGACTATGATGATGGACATCAATATAGAGTAACCGCTATTAATACACATACTTTGACAATTGTTCAAAAAGAAAGTGGAAGTGGTGGTTTACAAACAACTTTAACCGATGGCGGAAATATTAGAAGAAGATGGAAATACTATGATTCAGTAGGAACTGGTCCTGGTACTTCACCTTATGCTTCTGACCGTTCAGGGGTCAATGATGAAATTCATGTTGTCGTAGTAGATGAAGATGGAGAAGTTACTGGCGTACCTGGTTCTGTCTTAGAAACATACGAAAAATTATCAAAAGCGGCTGACGCTAAATCTCCTCAAGGAGATACTAATTATTACCCAGATGTGATTTATACAAAATCACAATATGTATATTGGATGGACCATAATACAGCAGGTACTAATTGGGGCTCAAACGCAGCTGGTACAACATTTACTGCTGTAGCAGTACCAACATTAGAATCACTATCTGGTGGTGTTGATGGTACGGCTTCAACAGTAGGACAAGTAAAAACTGCATATGAAAAATTCCAAGACGCTGATACAGTAGATGTTGGATTAATCATTTCTGGTTCTGGTAACGGCGCTCATGTCGATAACTTAATTACAATTGCTGAAAATAGAAAAGACGCTGTTGTATTTGCAAGTCCAGAAAGAACAGATGTAGTAAATATATCAAACTCTGAAACACAAAAAGATAATGTTCTAGATTTTTATTCTTCTAGAGGTTCATCATCTTATGCTGTGTTTGATAGTGGATACAAATATATGTATGACAAATATAGTGATGTTTATAGATTCGTTCCTTTGAACGGAGATATGGCTGGTCTATCTGCAAGAACAGACTTAGTAGCAGATTCTTGGTTCTCACCTGCTGGATTCAACAGAGGGAATGTAAGAGGTGTTGTTAAACTTGCGTTTAATCCATCTAAATCACAAAGAGATGAGTTATACATGAAACGAGTTAATCCTGTTTGTACTTTCCCAGGACAAGGAACTGTTCTGTTTGGAGATAAAACAGCATTATCATCACCAAGTGCTTTTGATAGAATCAATGTAAGAAGACTTTTCATTACATTAGAAAAAGCGATTTCAACTGCTTCTAAATTCCAACTCTTTGAGTTTAATGATGAATTTACAAGAGCTAACTTTAGAGCAATCGTTGAACCGTTCCTAAGAGAAGTACAAGGGCGTAGGGGTATTACAGACTTTTTAGTAGTTTGTGATAATACAAATAACACTGGCGATGTTGTTGATAGAAACGAATTTGTGGCAGAAATATTTGTCAAACCTAATCGTTCAATTAACTTCATAAAACTTCAGTTTGTTGCAACTAGAACAGGTGTAGCATTTGAAGAAGTCGCAGGATAAGGGAGATTTAAAAAATGGCAAGTATAACAGATTTTAAAGCGAAACTATCAGGCGGAGGCGCTAGACCTAATCAGTTTAAGGTAACAATGCCTTTTCCTGGTTACGCTCAAGTAGGTGGTGAAATAGAAACATTAGCATTTTTATGTTCGGCAACAACTTTACCTGATATGACTATCGGTAGTATATCTGTACCATTTCGTGGTAGGGATATTAAAATTGCTGGAGATAGAGTAATTGCTGACTGGTCAATTACTGTAATAAATGACACAGACTTTAAATTGAGAAATGCATTTGAAAGATGGCAAAATGGTATCAACAACATGTCTGATAACGAAGGATTAACAAATCCTGCTGATTATCAAGTAGACGCTTTTGTTGACCAACTTGACAGAAACGGTGCAACAATTAAAAGTTATACATTAAGAGGTGCTCATCCTGTAACAATAGCTGCTATATCATTAGGATATGGTACTAACAATGCAATTGAGGAATTTGATGTAACATTTAATTATCAGTACTTTGATACAAATACAACTACTTAATATTGGTATAAATATTATTAATATTAATAGAGGAAAATATTATGGCTGAACTATTTGGTTTTCAGATAACGAGAGTTAAAAAAACTGAAGACCCTAAACAATCGTTCACAACAGCCCAGGCGGATGACGGAACACAAACCGTCGCCGCCGGTGGTTACTTTGGTCAGTACCTTGACATGGAAGGTACTGCCAAATCTGAAGCAGACCTCATTCGTAGATATAGAGAAATTTCTTTACATCCTGAATGTGATATGGCTGTCGAAGATATAGTAAACGAAGCTGTTGTTGCAAATGAACTTAAAGAACCTGTAAGAGTAAACACAGAATTTTTACCTTATGGTAAAGATATTAGAAGAAAAATTGAAGAAGAATTTTCTGGTATCTTGAAACTCATGAATTTCAATACAAAAGGACATGACATCTTTAGAAGATGGTATGTTGATGGTCGTATATACTATCAAAAAATTATTGATAGAAAATCACCTATAACAGGTATTACAGAACTAAAATATATCGACCCTAGAAAAATTAAAAAGATTAGAGAAGTAAGAAAGAAAAGACCTGAAGGTGCAACAGGAAATCTAGATATTGTAGATGAATATGTAGAGTATTACTTATTTAACGAAAAGGGCGTATCGGGTACAACATCTGGCGGTGGAGTTAAAATCGCACCTGATACAATATCATTTTGCCCTAGTGGTCTAGTAGACCAACAAAAAAATATTGTTATGTCTTATTTACATAAGGCAATCAAACCTGTCAATCAGCTCAGAATGATAGAGGACGCTGTTGTAATATACAGAATTGCAAGGGCGCCAGAAAGAAGAATATTTAAAATAGATGTAGGTAACCTACCAAAAGTTAAAGCAGAACAATATCTAAGAGATGTTATGGCAAGATATCGTAACAAATTAGTATATGACGCTTCAACTGGTGAAATTAGAGATGATAGAAACTATATGTCTATGCTCGAAGATTTTTGGTTGCCGTCAAGAGAAGGTGGTAGAGGAACTGATATCTCAACATTACCAGGTGGACAAAACTTAGGTGAAATTGCTGATATCGAATATTTTCAAAAGAAACTGTATCGTTCATTGAATGTTCCTGTAAGTAGATTAGAATCTTCACAAGGGTTTAACTTAGGTCGTGCTAGTGAAATAACTAGAGATGAATTAAAATTTACTAAGTTTGTACAAAGATTAAGAAAGAAATTTACAGAGTTATTTAATGACTTGTTAAAGACACAGTTAATTTTGAAGAAAGTTATTTCTGAAGATGATTGGCATACAATTTCTCACAACTTACAATACGATTTCTTACAAGATGGTCATTTCGCTGAATTAAAACATGCTGAATTGATGAGAGATAGAATCGCATTAGTAAATGAAATGAGAGATATGGTAGGCAAATACTTTTCAGTAGAATACATGAGAAAGAATGTGCTTAAACAATCTGAATCAGAAATTCAAGAAATGGATAAACAAATCAAACAAGAAATTGATGATGGTATTATTTCATCTCCGTTTGCACAAGCAGACCAAGATGATGATACCCCAATTTAATAGGAGATAATTATGACAGAAGAAGTAAAAACTTTTATTGACCAACTTGCAACAGGTGATAATGCAAATGCTGGTGAAGCATTTAAAACTGCATTAAGAGCTAAGGTTGCTAGTGGACTAGACGCTAAAAGAAAAGATATGGCAGGACAAATGTTTAATACTGCTCAATCTATTCCTACAGAGGCAGAAACTTTTAGTGACCCTAAACCAGAAATTGCTGTACCAGGAACATTTGAACAAGATGGTTCTGTATCAACAGCAAAAGATGGTTCAGTAGATATAGATTTAACAACAGATGAAAACAAGTAATATATTTGAAGACTTTAATGTAGTCGATTCATCTGCTTATAAATCATTGTCGCCTAAAATGAAAAAGGCAGTCAATGAGTTTTATAAGATGTTAGATAATAGACATGATAATGGAAGTTATCAAGATGATAACTTTTGTGAAAATATAGAGGATTGTGTGAAGACAATTGTTTCTTCACATGATATAACAAAAGAAACATTGTTAGATTACATAGAATTAGAAGTAAGAGAACAATTAAAATTAGAGGTGTAAAGAAACTATGGCAGTAACAACTAAAATATTAGCAGATACTAAAACACATGCCAAAGTATTACTCACCTGGAACGCCGACGCCGCTACAACAGCTGCAGCCGTAGACGCTTCAGGATTGAGTGGACATACTAACGGCGCTAAACTTCACATTACAAACATTGTATATGGTGTAGGTTTAGGAGAATGTAAATTAGAATTTAAAGGTGCTTCAAGTGATATTGAGGCAATAAACTTATGTGGTTCAGGTCACTATTATGGTGCTGTAATTAAAAATACAGCAACTAATACAGGTGCAACTGGTGGAGACATTGAGGCAATTACAACTAATGCTTCATCTGGTTTTGCATTATTGACACTACAAAAACAAGACATGGGCGAAAATAGTTAATAGGAGTTAAATTATGGCAGATATAACATCAGTACAAACAATTGCTGATATAGCAGGTGTCAAACATGTTAGTAAAATGACTAACATATCAGATGGCACTGGTGAATCATTAGTTACGAAGATTGACGCTTCAAATACTAATGCAATGACTGAAGACGCTACTAAAGTATTGGCGAGGATATGGTATTCTATTAACACAACAAACAGCAACGCTGGTGTTGAGTTATTATGGGGAGGAACAACCAATTCAACAATGGTCATACTTAACGGTCAAGGTCATTGGGATTTAAGAACCTTTGGTGATGGCATTGTAAATAATGCTACAATACCAACCGGTGATGTATTATTAAACACTAGAAATTTTGTTTCTGGTGATAATTACACTATATTAATAGAATTTAGATAAAATTGTACATTAAAGGTACAACTTTGTATAAATAGTATATAACAAAAGAGAGAGTACACTAATGAAATTAATTTCAGAAGAAGTATCTAATGCCGAGTATCTTGTAGAAGAAGACAAGAACGGCAAAAAAGAGTACAAGATTAAAGGTGTTTTTTTACAGTCTAACATCAAGAATCGTAATGGGCGAGTATACCCTAAAGATATCTTAATGAAAGAAGTAACAAGATACAATAAAGAATTTATCAATAAAAATCGTGCATTTGGCGAGTTAGGACATCCTGACGGACCTACTGTCAATCTAGAAAGAGTTTCTCATATGATTAAGAAACTTTATCCAGATGGTGATAACTTTATTGGTGAAGCTAAAATCATGGACACGCCCTATGGTAAGATTGTAAAAGGTCTTATTGATGAGGGTGCTCAATTAGGAGTATCATCAAGGGGAATGGGTTCCATCATGCAAAGAAACGGCGCTAACTATGTGAAAGATGATTTCATGCTAGCTACTGCCGCTGACATTGTAGCAGACCCTTC